AGTAACCTAGACCTGTGAAGAAACCCATTTTAGTTCGATTCGTTTTCGCCCAAGTAAAACCTACTGTCTTATACTTGAAACCCCACGCATTAATTACTTCAAATGCTTTGTCTAACAAGGGATCAACTACCCACATTAAGAGGACTGCATCGTCCTTAGCAATTCGGTCAACAGGTAACCGAACAATGTCAGTGAGAGACATGCAAGGATAATGTCTTTCAGGGCTTTTATCTTTTCCTTTGTTACTATACGTTTTAAATGTCCAAGGCGGATCTGCATATATTACTCCATGTTTTTGGTTTGTATTAAAGTCCATAACTTAAAAAAAAATATCTTATTAATAAACATACTATTAAAAATCTAGGTATAGACCAATCTGTTTTATAAGCAATTAAACTACCTGTGGCAAAACCCCAATGAATAGTTATTAATATTAAAAATAAACTACTCAAAGAATGCCTCCAAACTAGCTGTCTTCTCTGTAGTCCAACCAATAGAGTTAAGTATAAAACTCATAGGATCTAAAAATGTTTTTTGAAACATAATATCATAATCAATATATTCTTGTAGTTTAAATTCACTTGGTAATTTTGTAACATAACTTATTACATCAAACTTAAATGGATTTGCTTCTATTAGTTTTAAAAACTTTATCTTATCACCTTCTTGTATTAGTGGATATTTTCTATGTAATTTAAATTGTTTTAATTGATGATTATATATTAACGCACCTTTAACATGAATAGGTGTACCTTTAATAAAAATATTACTACCATGCATATATTTCTTTAAGTTATTACAAGACCTAGGAAAAGATATTTGTTCAGCTGTCATTTGATAAAATTCTTTTTTAAAATCAGCAATAAACTTTTGTAAAGTGTCTTCGTCTTTTGTCATTATAAGTTTAATCGCTTGTTTAATTTTACCACGACAAACTTCTGGCGTAGATGACTTAACAGCTTCTATGCCCATAATCTTTAGTTTAGGCTCTTCAAACGTAATACCTTCTTCGTCTAATACGTTTAACATATATCTTTTTTTCGCTGTCCATATACCTTTGTCAGCGATTACTTCTCGTTTCATAACCATCTTTTGTTTGATCGCATTTGTATAGTCTGCCAGTTCTGCGAAACACTTATCTATAAATGGTTCTATTCTACTATTAACAACTTTGTTTAAAAACTTTAATGTATCTGCTTTTGATTTATTTTTACAAGTCGCCTCAACTAATTTGTCTAGTGTAAGATAAATTGAATCTGTATCTGACGCAACAATATAATCTACCTTATCGTGTGTCTTTAATATTTTATTAATATATTCATTTACATTCTTTTCAATAAATCTAATTACAAATTGACCAGATGAAGTAATAGCAGTTGCTTGTCTTACATCATAATATCTAAAATATTGATTACCTATCGCACCATAAGCTGAATTAAGAGCAATCTTTTTTGCCCATTGTATATTATGACAACGAGATATTTCTTTTGCAGTTGCAGGGTCTTTTGTCTTTTGATATTCCTTCTTTGCTTGAAACGCAAGAGTTTTAAACTTAACTCTATCATTGTACATACTCTCCATAAGTCTAGGTAGAAACCCTGGACTATCTGTTTTAAACATAGCACCATTTGGTGTAATACAGGCGCCTTCAGTTTTTAAATGTGTCAACGGTGTCGCATGATTTAACAATCTATCAACTGAAATGCCTGATGGTTTTACACCAATGATTTTTTCTGGTGAGATATTATACTGCATAATTAAATGTGGATATAGTGAGTTTATATCAAAAGAAACAATCCAGTTATGCATACCTGTGATTGGGTCTTTTACATAAGCGCCATCGTACTTATCTTCCTTAATATTATCTTCCTTTGGTGGTATCATAATATTATCTTTTTTTAAGTAATTGTAAATTAACATATCCCACATTCTTACTTGCGAGAATACATCTGTATAATTTACTTTGGCTTCATATGCCATAGTTAAGACTAGTTCAATTAGTTTTAGTTTATCTTCTAAACCATCAACAATTTCTACATCTTTAATATTGTAATCAATAAATGATTGATAGTCTTTTGTATACCAATCTCTAAATGTATCGTAAGGGTTTTCATCTTTTTGTAAACCAAGTTCTACTTTACCAATATAATCAAGTTTATAACTTTCTTGTTTTGTAGGTATAAACTTTTGATACAAGTCTAGGTAATCTAACATAGAAATACCAAAGATAGCATAATAAGTTTGAGGCCGACCTCTTACAACTATGGTTTCTCTTTCAACTAAATTCCAAGGTGAAAATCTTTTTAATACTTTTTCATCTACTAGGTTTCTAATACGATTAAACAAATAAGGTATGTCAAAAAATTTAGTATTCCAACCTGTGATTACATCTGGATAGTTCTTAATCCAAAATTTCATAAACTCCATAATCAAAGACTTCTCTGACTTACATCTTATATAAGTTACATCTGATCTATCTGTTTTAAATTCACCTGTACCCCAAGTTATAATTTGTTTGTTAGATTGATTTTTAACTGTTATTGCTAGTAATTCTTCTGTTGGATTTTCTACATCAGGAAAACCATTTTCAGCTGTACATTCTATATCAACTGTAAATATCTTTATTGCGTCTTTATCAAATATCATATCTTCAGGATATTCATTTGCGATATATTGATATTGATATCTATCCATACCATATAGTGGCGAGTTATCTGTATTATAACTTCTTTTAAATTCTCTTGCTTTTGATATACTAGGAAATTGTATTGGTTTTAATGTTTGACCTTTTAAAGTTTTAAACTTTGAATCTTCTTGTGAAATAGCAAATAGAGTTGGACTAAAATCAATCTTTTCTTTGTATTCTTTACCCTCGTGGATACCACGAACAAGTAATTTACCTCTATGTTCAATTACATTTTTATAAAAGTTCAAGCTCTTCTCTTTCTAAAGTACCATCGCCATATTGCTGATCTAGTCATAGAAACAACTGTAAAGATTAACGCAATACCTATACTATCAAATATGGTAGGGTGTAATCCAAACAATGGAAAAATTAATAATTGTATTAGTACGGCTAGAATAAAACCACTACCAACGTCTATGATACTTTCAAATATATCTTTTTTCATAATTTAATTTGGTGGAGCATAACAGAGTCGAACTGTTGACCTCCTGAATGCAAATCAGGCGCTCTCCCAACTGAGCTAATGCCCCAAATTTATAGTTTGTGATTGTCCAATAAGTGTACAACCAAACCATCGTGTTTCTTTTCTAAACTAATTTGACAAGCTAATCTACTTTGCATACGATCATAACCTTTTTCGTATTCAATTAAATCTGTTTCAACAGAACCTTGATTAGGTTGACCTACTATATGTGTCCAGTTTCTATCTACTATTACATGGCAAGTCGCACACGCACAACAACCTGAACAATCTGCTGGTATCTCATCAATGGCTTCTTTAGAATAATCTCTAGCAGCTTCCATCAATGTCATACCCTCGTCTACCTGGACAGGAATAATTTCCTNTCCTCTAACAAAGTTAACCTTAATCATTAAAGTTTTGGTACTGAGTTTTCTGTAATTAGACCAGGTGTTTTAGCAGATATAATCGTGCTAGTATTTTGTTCGTATGATCTTAATAAATCATCTTTTGGATCTGTCATAAAAACAATTTTGTCTTTGCCAACAGTAATTGTTTCACTTTTACCAAACGCATTATACAAACTCATCATAAGTTGTATAGGTTTTCCTGGTGCTGTTTGTTGAGGTATGATTACGAAAGGTTGTTTTAAACTAACACCTTGGTCATTCTCACCTACTTTAGCGATTACATCTTCGCCAGTAGTCATTCTTAATATCTTCACATCTTGCATAATATCTCCTATTTGTGTTATACTATATCATATCCTGACGNATTTGTCAAGGGTTTATTTCTTTTCAAAGCCAACTTTATCNTCTTTGCCATCTTTATCAATGGGTTTTAGTCTCTTACTTAATACAAATGTTCTATTAGGGTTGACACTAATATTCATTAATCGCATTAAATCTCTATTTACAAGTAAGTCAGAGCCTGATCTAGGTCTTTGGTCTAAACCAATCTCAACATCTTTATATGTAAAACCATTAAATGTTAAGTCCATTAATATAGTTGGTCTAGTTTCTGATGGTTCATCTGTTGCATTTGATCTAAAGACTTCACTCTTTCCATGTCTAGGTTTACTATAAGTCTTACCATCATATTTCCATTTAACAATCTTACCATCTTCTAAAATTTCGTCTGCGTGTAAAGCACAAGCAGCTGAACCATTACCTGTATCAAACTTAACTCTTACTTTACCTACTTCATCTAACTCAACAGTTTCTAACCAACCAGTTTCTATAAGTGATTGTCT